GAGTTTGCAGTATTAGAAAAAGAACTTAGACAAACTATCAATGGTATTTATGCTAGTTCAGATGACCCTGAAATACAAAGATTAGTTAATTATATAAACGAAAATAAGTTTGATAAATCTAAACAAGCAGAAGTTGATAAGTCAATACAAACTTTACAATCTAAATTTGCAAGAGATAGGGCTGGAGAGAATATGAAAAGATATGCTGGTCAAATATTAAACGATTCACTAAGAGATTTTGATGCAACATTAAACTTTAATAAATCACAAGACGCTGGTTTAACTTATGTAAAATATTATGGAGATGTAATACCTACCACTAGGGAAATTTGCAGAAATGTAATTAATGGAGTATATAACAAGAGGAAAAGTGGACTTTTCACAGTTGATGAAGTCAAAACACTTTGGGCAAGTAGAAGTTGGTCAGGAAAAAAATCTGGCAATCCTTTAATAGTTCGAGGTGGTTATAATTGTCGTCATCAATGGTCTTATGTCAATCCTGATTGGTATGACAGCAAAGGCGAACTAATAATATAATATAGGAGAAAACAATGTCCGAAGAACAAACAAATGTTGCACCAGAAGTACAAGCAACTGAAACACCAAAAGAAGAAGTAAAAGTAGAAACACCAAAACAACAAACTTTTACACAAGAACAATTAGACAACATAATCAAAGCAAGACTTGAAGCAGAAAAAAATAAGTATGAGAAAAAACTTCAAGAAGAAGAAAAACAAAAAGCTGAAATCTTAAAACAAAAACAATTAAAAGAAGCTAAAACTAAGCATGACATAGAAAAGATAATGCAAGAAAGATTATCTGAAAAAGAAAAAGAATTGCTTAACTATAAGACTCAAATCAAAAAAGAAAAAGTAGATAATTCAATACTTTCGATTGCTAACAGAGAAAAATCTATTAACGCACAGCAAGTAGTAGCTTTGTTAAAAGATGAAGTTAGATACACAGATGATGGTCGTATAGAAGTAGTTGATAATAATTCTAATGTACGATATAACTCAAAAGGAGAACTACTTAGCATTGAAGATCGTGTTAAAGAGTTCTTAGATAGCAACCCACACTTCCGTCAAGGGTCATTGTCTGGTTCAGGAAGCCAGAGTGCTATTGGTGGTAAAACTGTTAAACCTTTTAATCTACAGGACTTGGACTTAACAAAACCAGAAGATCGTAAAGCCTATGCAGAATATAGGAAGAAGCGAGATTCAGGTGCTGTTGAGATTAATTTAAAACAATAAAACTTAATAGGTAATAACAATGGCAAACGAAAGCACAAGTTCTACACTATCGGAACTATACACAGAGATAGTAGCAGAAGCACAATTCGTAGCTTCTGAAAAATCCATCATGAGAAACTTAGTTAAAAACTATGCTATCACAGGTGGTGGAAAAGCAGTTGAAGTTCCTGTTTATGCACAAGTATCAGCATCAGCAGTAGCAGAAGCAACTGATTTATCTAACACAGCAATCGACCCTAGTTCAGTAACTATTACTGCATCTGAGGTTGGTGTTATGACTACTCTAACTGACTTAGCAAGAAACTCAGCACCAAGAAATGTTGCTGGAGATATTGGTAAATTATTTGGAGAGGCTTTAGCAAGAAAACAAGACGCTGATTTATTAGCATTGTTTGATGGCTTTAGTGTTACTCTAGGAGATGGTACAGGTGCTATTTCTCCAGCTGTAATTTTTAATGCTCTATCTACTTTAAGAGCATCATCATTACCAGCTAACGAGTGTGCAGTTGTATTACACCCTAAAATCGCTTACGATCTAAAATCTGGCTTAACTAATACTTTTGCTGGTTTAGATACAGAGAACTCAAACGAAGCCCTAAGATCAGGTTTTGTTGGTACTCTTGCTGGTATGCCAATATTTGAAACTTCAAATATGGCTAATACAGGAACAGCTGGTGATTACAAAGGTGGTGCGTTCCATAAAGACGCATTAGCAATCGCTATGATGCAAGATGTTAAAATCGAAACTCAAAGAGATGCTTCTTTAAGAGCAGATGAAATTGTAGCAACTTCAGTATATGGTGTTGGAGAATTACAAGACTCTTATGGTTGTGAAGTTGAAGCAGACTCATCAATACAAGACGCTTAATAATAAGTTTATCAGGGCAAGAAATTGCCCTGATACTAAATAGGAGAATTTATGGAAGAAATGATAGAATTAACAAATGGAAAAAAAACCATTTCTAGATCAAAAATACAATACGAAGCTAATGTAAAACATTTTGAAATGAGAGGTTTCAAACCAGTTAAAAATAATTTAAAAGAAAATATTAAAGAAGTAGATAAAACTTTTGAAAATGAAGCAAAAGTGATACCTCTTAAAAAGAAAAGAAAAACAAGGAAAAAGAAATGAAAAACTTAACAAAATATATAGAACTAGCAAAAGATAATCCTAAAGTAACTGCTGGAGTTGTTGTTGGTCTTATTGTTTTAATTTGGATATTATAATATGGCAAATTATACTGGTGCAAATGTTATAGTTGCTGGAGATGTAACAAAGTATCAACCTGATGCTTTTGATTTTGGTATAGCTTCAACAGATACAGAAACTACTAATTTCTTTGCACAAACTACTAATGATATTTTAAGACAGTTAAGAGTAGAGTGGTGGCCTGTATATAAAACAAATATATTTACAGATATTACAGTTCTAAATACTGCTGAAATGGTTAATACAAAAGTTAATTTAGATCAGTTTGAAAGGGCTGGTGTTTATTTATTTCTTGGAAGATTCTTTTTACCAGCATTAACTAAATTTAGACCAGAAACAGAAAAAGATAGATTTGAAAGAATGGAAGAATATTACATGAGCCAATACAATATTGAATGGAGAATGATATTAGAAGATGGTGTAGAATATGATGTAGATGCTGATGGAACTATCATATCTAACGAGAGAGAACCTTTACATGGATTTAGAAGATTGACTAGATAATGGCTGTAGATCTAAAGATTAAATCTAACTCAAAACAAGTATCTAAAAAATTTAAAAAGTTTCAATCAGTATTACCAAGAGTTATTGATAAAGGTGTTAAACAAGCTGGATTTCAATTAGTAGATATTATTAGAACTAAAACACAAAAAGGTATTGATTTTAAAGATAGACCATTTGCACCTTATAGTTCTGGTTATTTAAAAAAATTAAACAAAGAGGGTAAATCAACTAATGTAGATTTATTTTATAGTGGTCGTATGTTAGGTAGTTTAACACCATCATGTTCAGTTAAAAAAACAGGAAAAAATAAAGTATCAGTAAGTTTTACTAATTCACAAATGCGTCAGAGAGCATTATTTAATCAAGTATTGAATAACCCTAAAAGAGAATTTTTTGGCTTTAACAATAGAACAGAAAAGATTATAAGTAAGCAGTTCAACAGATTTGTAGAAAAAGAATTAAGAAAGTTTAGAATATGAGTGTAAGAGAAAACATAGCATCTAATTTATTATCGGTTATATCGGCTATATCTAGCCCAGATATTATAAAGGCTACTAGACAACCTTTTTTATTAGATGAATTATCAGAGAAACAATATCCAGCAGTAATAGTTCAAACATCAGAAGAAAACAGAGATGACTCTGAATTAGGAAGTGGTGCTAAAACAAGACATGGTACTATTGATTTTGTAATATTAGGATTTGTTAAAGGTGCTGAGGCCAATATAGATACTAAAAGAAATGAATTAATTACAGCTATTGAAACTGCATTAGAAACTGATATTACTCGAAATGGTAACGCACTTGATACAGAAGTTATACAAGTAGAAACTGACGAGGGTTCTTTATTTCCTGTTGGTGGAATAAGAATGACAATTAGGTGTATGTACGAATATCAAGCTGGAACACCATAGGAGAATAAATGACTACTAAAATTATAAATAGAATAGAAAAGAAAATAGACCAAATAGAAAAATTACATGATAAAGAGTCTTTGTTGTGTGAGGAAGTAAAAGACTTATTAGCTGAATTAAAAGAAAACCAAGAAGAAGATAGTCAAGAGTGGGAAGAAGATTTAGATGATGAAGATTTTGAAGAAGATGAAGAAGATATTGACGAAGAAGACGATAAACTGTAAAAGGACTTATGGCTAAGGATATTAAATTATATAAAGGTAATTCAGAGATAGTTATTAATGAATCTAATCTTGAACATTTTTTAAGTTTAGGCTATAAGCAAGAAAAAGAAACTAAACAAACTAAATCAAACAAGGATAAAAAATGGCAACACATCACGGAAAAGAAGGCGTAGTTACTGTTGGTGGAACTGGTGTTGGGGAACTAACATCATTCACACTTGAAACTACAGGAGATGTTGTAGAAGATACAGCTTTAACAGATGCTACTAAATCATTTGTTGCTGGTCGAACTTCATTCTCTGGAACATTAGAAATGCACTTTGACGAAACAGATACTCCACAAACAACTTTAGTTGCTGGTGCTTCAATCTCATTTGTTTTATTACCAGAGGGTAATGCAAGTGGCGACAGAAGTTTTACTGGTACAGGAATTGTTACAGGAATGTCAGTTA